AATTATTACAACAATCACCGGATCAAACAAAAACTCAATGGTTTGTCGCCGGTTCAATATCGACAACTCACCACTGAGTCTGTTAGTTAATTAATTTTATTTTGTCCAACTATTGGGGTTCACTTCACTAGTCCGTGCCTTTTGTTATGCATTTCATTACGCTGTTACAGCCATTTTAAGCGTTTAATGTCTGTCTGGTATAAATACACTCAACAATAGATACAACGCAAATTTACACGCTATCTAGCTTGTTTTAAAACAAATACACCAGCTATATCTTAAGCACTGATACGGGGATGAGATTATATCCGTTATCAATCAAATTTATAACGAACTCATCTCTTGGTCGTTTCAAACGACCTCGGACTATCTCGCTATCGTTTCAAACGATAACAAACATCCCCTATAACTCTCTGCGATAGCTGGCGTTATCCACTTGAGGGACAACAAAATATCTGTGACCCATTTTAGCACTCTGAAACAAAGTGACATAACAAATTATACGGGGATGATAAGCAGTAAATAATTTTAGTTTACACTTGTAGTCTTATATAATTTACACCCCCGCCCCACTTTGCTGTCTCGGAGAGCGCACACATAGGGCTCGTCTTGTGTCGAAACAACAATTTTCGATTATTTTTTATAGGGGGGTCTTGACAAGGTTAATCTAGCAACGTTAAAGGGTTCTTGACTCAAAAATAGGCTTAAAAGTGGTAGCTAAAGTAACCCTAACTCCAAAAACTAGGGTGGGTTTAGGGGGTAGTTTTTACGTTAAATATGATGTACCCCTTGTGGCAGTAGTGATAAACTATGCCCATTTTAGAAATCAGTAAGCTGTAAACGTTGATATAACAGCATTCCTGTGTTTTGTACAGAAATTGATAAAAGCCTTTATATCAACGATTGTGGGATAACCCCCCCTATAAAAAAACTTTTCAAAATTCAACATTTTTATAAGGCAACGGTATGTGTGTGCTCTACAATCTAGTAACAAGGGGGCGGGGGTGTTTTTTATTGTAAACAAAAAAGCACTACACTTGTAATGCTTCATGTCTCAGCTTGATAAATTCATCCCCGTGTTGTGTCATCACATTCAATAACGTTTTAAAGTCATTGCGCCATGTTTTTAACTGTGAATAGCTTTTACCTGCTTCACTCACAACTTCTTCCCACGTTATAAACTTATCGCTGTAATATCGTTTGATGACTTCACTATGTTCTGGTTTGATGACTGACAAACAAAATGTAATGTCTGCAATGTCCTGGTTGTATCGTGGCTCAACCTCTGCCATTAACTTCAATCTACCTGAAAAATAATCTCTCAACATCTTATCTGTTCTATCTGCCACGATCACACCTCATTTTTATTTTTTGTCATTACCAAAAGTTAATTACGGGACTTTTCAAATGTTTAATTTTGGCATTTGTATTTAATGCTCCAGCTATACTACGTTTTACTTTTGTCATACCCATAGCCCCCTATCACTTAGTATTCTATGAATATTATACTGTATATATACATTTTTATTCGTATATATTCTGATTATGTACCACATTTTTATGATGTGCTAAATGTTTCCCACTTTTGCAAATAAAAAACGGCTTAAATGCCGTTACACTGCCTACTTGCGTATTTAAAATGTTTCCCTAAAAGTTTCCCATTTTGTGTGAAATGCTATGAAATACAGTGCAACGTTTTTCATAAGAAAAGGCGCTACATCAAGGTTTTTGAAACCTTATGCAACGCCATGAAATACCTAGTAGCGCTAGAGGGAGCATAACTGCATTGTTCTAAAGGCTTACGGAGCATGTTGTAGCAAATCTGTAGCAAATAAAAAACCGCCCAACCAGAAATAATCCAGTCGGGCGGTTTTAGTTTACTTAATTTTGTAAGGCACTAACCTTTGTTTGTGCATCAGCTAATGCTTGTTGTGCTTTTGCTAATTCATCAGCTTTCGCTACTTCACTAACTTGTTGTGTCGCTGCCTCTTGCGCTTTAGCTTGTTCAGCCGTCATTTGTGGGTATGTCTGATTCAACTCATTAATCAATACAGCGTATTCTTTTTCAATAGCGTTCTTGATTATTGCTTCATCGGTGTCTGATAACCCTAGCGCTGATAACGATTTCTTGACAATATCAACAGCACCGGACTTCTTTGCTTCGCCCTCTAGGTATTGTGTCACACCTAACTTTTGCATGGCTACGATTGCAGCCTTAGCAAGTGGTGATAGAACGTTAATCAACGTTGTGGCTTTGCTATTACCAGTAATGACTTTACCAATCCAACCACCAATGACTGGAATAGCTGCCAAAGCGATTGCGATAATAACATCTGAAATACTATTTAATTGCATGTGATCTCCTTTTTAGTGAATTGTTACAAAACTCTTCATCAAAGATACTGGCTCATTCCCAATCTCTACGTTTACTGTGGTTGCTGTTTGGCTAATAACTTTGTACTTGCCCTCTAAGGTGAAAAACTCAATTTTACCGTTGTTTCCTTGAATATATTGATTACTCAACTTGTTACCGTATTTATCAGTCAAAGTCATGGCTGAAATAGGAATATAGTTGTTGTAATCAATCACTGGAATGCTCATATCAAAGTTAACACCATACATTTTGTTATTGTACTTAGTCCAGTAATCAGCTACGTAGACACCACTAAATGTAGCGTATTGAGTCTTAGCTGGTGTACTTGGCGTGTTAGTTGATTGGCTAGGTTTAGATGCAACTTGCTCGGCTGGCTTGTTATTATCCAATGAACCAACCACCATGACATTACCATCAACACCAAAATGATTATCTGCATACTGCCACATCTTGACGTTGCTCATATTTGGGAAGTATTGCATAGGTGGTGTTGCTTGATTAGCAGTAGTTAGATACCAAGCTACCCACAAAGCGTTAGGATAACGTGCATTCACTCTTGATAAGTCAACTTTAGCATTCATGTAGTAGTAACCAGAGTACAGCATCGGCTTATAACCAGCAGCGTAAATCTGATCAATGAACGTCAAAATAGCTGAGGTGTTGTTAGCCTTGTTAGCACCCGCACCCGCTTCATAATCCAGTGCAATGTAACTGCCCTTAGCTAATCCTGCGTTTTGTGCGTCTTGTACAGCTAGTTGTGCGTGATAACTTGCTTCACTAACTGAATCACCGAACTCACCCCAGAAATAGCCACCAGTTTGCATACCAACGGAATCAGCGTTATGAATTTGTGCGTAGGCTTTATGGTTGACGTAATGACTACCCTCACCGCCACCACGTCCGCCTAGCTTAACCATAGTGAACTTATCGCCATAGCTCTTAAACTGGCTGAAATAGCTTGTGGTTGTGCCTTGATAACTAGCAACATCAATACCTAATGTATTGGCTGATGCGCCTGAAATCGTGACAACTAAAAAGGCAACCGCTCCAATCGAAGCGACTGCCCATCGTTTTAACTTATTCACTTTTAAACCTCCCGTTTATCGTGTTTCCACGTTTCTAATGCCGTTAAGCGCACTTCATGATTATTTGCTTGTTTGTTGCTCTCTTTGAGTTCATTTTTCAAACTAGCAATGTCTTGCCTTAAGCCACTAATTGCGTTGACAATAGTATTTTTCAACACCCACCATAAACCACCCAACAACATTGACCCAATCGTCAACCAACTTAATACATCATGTGGCCATATCATTTACGCACCTCCTTTCATTGACTCAACGCTGACGTGCTATCAGAAGTTGAGTCGCTAGTGCTATCTGTTTCTGATTCATTTTCAGATTGTGAGTCTGAATCTGATTGGCTATCTGACACGCTGTGACTCTTTGATTCACTTTCTGATTGTGAATCAGATTCTGATTGGCTAACATCTGATTGACTTTCTAGCGTGCTGCTACTTTCTGATTGGCTGTCTGATTCAGATTCACTCGTCACTTCACTTTCAGATTCACTGTTTAGCACTTCTGCACTAGTTGTTTCGCTGTCTACTGTTGATTTAACATTATCCAATGAAACTACTGGCGCATTTTCTTTTTGAATGGCAACCAAAAAGTCATCAAAAGCAGTGATGACTTTATCTTTATTTGCTTGATAACCCGCTACCGTATTAACTGAAACACCAATATTTTGAACCACACCATTATTCCGTTGCGCTGTAAAATCGGCTACCAAGACATTACCGTCATCATTAACCGGTTGCTCATAATAAATTATTTTATTTTGATTCATGTTCTCTCCTAGTTAATTGGATAGATGATAGTACCAGTGGCGCCTGTCAAAGAATTGAATTCAGAGGTAGGCGTCCAAGTTCCATACATGACGCTACCTGTACTTTGGGATTGAACAGTTACCGATACCGGCCATGATTTTCCTTTATTTATGTTAAGATTTGAGGCTGCAAATACCTGTGAATGTGGACTAGACGGTCTCAAAGCGTATGGAATAACTAAAATCTGATTACCGTTGGTGGATTTTGAACAATTCAAGTTATAGAAGTTAATAATCATCATTCCATTCTTTACGCGATATTGTGCAAATCCTGTACCGCCGTTTGTATGTGTACCATTGACTAATTCAGCATCTATCCAACCCGTGTCATTGAAAACACTTTTAATAACCGTAGTCTTCGCGCTAGTCGTTGTTGAAGTGAATGAAGCAATCGGTAATTCATAAAGAAAACCGCCATTGTTCAAATCGTCTTGAGTCAGTTTTTCTGTAACCGCTACCAGATAGGCCTGTTTAACGTCCACTTGATAAGTTGGTATGCCAGCTGTACCACTAACATCATTGGTCTTGGTTAAATCAACCGCAATGGCAATTTTTCCATTTGAATTTGCCGGAAGCGTTAATGTTTCTGACTGTGTTATCTCCACTAAACGCCCCTGAATGACCGCTTGTCCTGTACCAACGGTAGCTACCAAACCATTAACCGTTACCGCAAATTGGCTACCTCTGTTTAAAGTTCCGTTGGTATCATTGACTAAGCCGCTATATAGACTTGCATCATTAGCCGGACTGACCGTGTTTCGGTCTGATTGATACATTGTGATTGCCATAGTTCCTCCTTAATTACCTTTTCAAAATAAGTCAGCATTACCAAAGCGCAAATTACCGAACGTGAGTGAAATTGTATCACTATCACTGTTCAATGAATAAGCTGATAAAACTGAATTATAAAGTGCTTGATTGTAATAAATGTTTGATTGAAGCCCTAACTTAACCTTGTCTAAAGGCATGAAATTGTTATCAATCGGCATTGAAAATTTAATGTTGTGGCTATAACTGTTCCCTGATAATTCAGTTTGAGCAATTGAGTCGTTGGTTGGGTTGTCAGTTGCTGTTTTGTCGTACAAATAAACATGTACTTGTGTTGGTTGCACAACATTTGAATTTAACGATTTAACCACTGTTCCATCAGTTTGTAACCAATAGCGGGCAATGATTGACGGTGATTCCATGTTAGTAGAAGCTTTATCCACGATCCACAACTCATTGTTATAGCCACGTAAACCACGACTATCAGAAACAGTCCAACCAGTAAAATCATATTTATTATTCTTAAAATTCCACGTATCAGTCACTTGATGAATATCAATTTCTGGATAATAAAAAGGCACACCGTTTGATGTCCCCTTTGCAATATCTTTAACTGTCAGCACTACATTGTGTAGCTTGAACCCACGAATCAAATAATCAATGAAATTGCTAGTGTTGTTGCCATCAGAACTAGTAACTGCAAAAGCTGTATTAGTTGAGTTAGTCAGTGAGCGTCCTAAAATATTGGTTGTGGCTGTTGAGTTAATATAGCCTTTTATTAGATTGATGATATGCGTTTCATAGCTTGCCCCTGACTTATTACCAACCACGATTTCGCCATTTAGCACATTCCAAATATAGCAAGCTGTTAAGGTATTCTGATTGGTATCTCCAGCCATATCAACTGCTGTTAATTGTCCGTAATATAGGAGCGTTTTAGTGTTGGCTATTTCAATTGCAATATAATCACCTAATAAACTTGTACCGTTATCAGCTATGACAAAAGTAGACGTAGCGTTACTCAAATTATCCATCTGTAAATCATAAGTTAACAATGGATAAGCCCCTCTAGTCGTTAGATCACTGCCCTTAAAAATGGTTGCTTGTAAAGATAAACTCATACCAACAACCTCTCTTCTTTGAACGTGATATTTACATCAGAATCGGCATCTAAATAGAACAATACGGTTGATTCACCCTCTGGAATTTGCACAAAGTTAGTCTTGGTATAGTCCTGCAATTGGGAAACATCAACGTAACTACCATCAGGATTGTATAGCCTAGCGTACTGGTCTTCTGGGTGCGAACTCACGACTAACTGTTGATTATCTGTCAGTTTCAGCGCGAAGCCATCAGTCGCTACCACATTTCCTTTTTGAACAACCGTCCAAGTTGGATTAACTGAGCATGGCCCCTTGACTGTAATAACACTAGGTGAGCCACTTTGTAATCCAAAATATTGTGACTTATTATTAAGCGACATGACTTTTTCATTTGATGGTCGATTGCTTTCTTGATAAACATAATAAGGTGCATAAGCATATTCAAACGGAATAGCCAGTTTATCTTCTGGAGCAGGAGTCCAATCTGTTGCTGTGTTACCTCGCTCAAGCTTTGGTGCTGCAAACTCATACCGTGCACCTGGTGCTCTTGTCGCTTCTGGCACTTCTACACGTATAGAATTCTGGTAGTCTCTAGCTGGGTCATATTTAATATCTTTAAACTTAAAAGTAACTACTATTCGTGTCCACTCCCCCTCTTTTAAGCTGGTTAATCTCACAGGCACATTCCAGTCTTTTGTAGTTGCCTCTGAGATAAATTTTATGCTGGCATACGACATCCCCGCGGGGTCTTCTCCAACCACTCTAAAGTAAACAGAGTAGGTAAAATCGTCCGTGGTATTAATGACACCTCGGTCTAATAGGTCTTTATAGCTATATCGAGCATTGTCCCATCTGAGCGGAGTACGGTATATTTTAGACCCTAGATAAGTGCCCCATTCCTCTGTCCAGCCGCCGTTTCCCCAAGGCCACGTCCCACTTTTGGTTTGGGTCAGAGAATCAAGCAATAGGTTTCTATTAACATATTGGTCATACTTAGGTCTGTATATCTTGCCATAAGTCCCTAAATTAGGGTCAGGGTCATAACTCTTGTATTCCGCTGATTTGTTGTTATACCAGTTGTTGATGAATTCTAGAGTGAATGACTCGTCTAATAGATTGGGATCATATGAACTACTACCAATCTCCGATTTTGTCATTTCAGACAACATAGCTTCACGGTTCCATGTTCCAGAATCCGATGTATAAGTCATTGTATATGGTTGGTAAGCTAAAAATTCAGAAAATTTTTGAAAACTATCAAACGTTTCGCTAACTACGCTACCAAACAGTATTTTGGCATTAAATTGACCCTGTGATAAACTCTGCTTAGTCAGTTTAAAATATGTTTGATAGTTATTATAATTATTATTGAATTTTACGCCGAGACCAGTTGGCGTGTATGACATTAATTTGAAATTATTAATTCCTACAGATATACCTATGGCATTTGTTAATTCAAATTTTTCTACCATAATTCCTCTCTAACTGCCGCCCACTATGTGAACTGTCTATTTAAATGGCGACAAATTTTATTAGTTTACACTTCTAACTGCATGGTTCATAAATGACTTCGAAATTTTACGCATATTATTATCTGAAAGGGGTTGATTAGCTATTTTTGATTCTTCTAAAATACCAACTACTATTTGCGCTAAATCAGAAATCAGTTGATTACTCTTGTTTACTGAATTTAGTAAGTAATCACTGCTAGTTAAATTAATCTCTGATTGTTGATTTTTAACTTCACTATTGATGTAATCAACAGCCTGTAACTGACCTGTATACGGCACTGTACCGCCACCAGCAAATGCCGGAATCATATCAGGGTTGATTTGATTTCCAGTCATTTGCGTATAAGCAGATATTGACGGATAAACGATCGTTCCCGGTTCCAGAGAATGCAATTCCCAATCACTACCAGACACGCCCATGAATCCGCTTGGCGTTACGTATGGCTCATTTTTACCACCATCACCTAACCACGTTGCTGTTTCGTTGTCTGTGACTGTTCCACCCGATGCACGACCAGTAATTCTTTTGAAGATCTTTTCAAATATTGATACATGTTTAGTTGTCATAGTTCTAGTGTGATTGTCTTGTGCAGCAAAGTTTTGAATAGCGTTTGTATTATCTCGAACACCACCAGCACCTGTTGCATGAGCTTTAGCATTTTTGGTTCTTCCTTCGGAAGTATTACGCCAATTATCAACAGTTCTTTTAGCGTCGCTAATCTTTCCAGAAGCTAAATCTTGACCAACTGCTTGTTTAATGCTTATCGGCAAGGAGTTCCATGTCTTTACTGAAATTCCTGATCCTGCCAATACTTTACTAGCTTCATCAACAGCTTTCGCATCCTTAACGTTTATTTTTTGACCATTCCAAATAGAAACCGAAGCCCGAGCTTTAGCTGAATTTCCAGTTGCCAAATCATGCAATATAGCTTGTTTTGACTTAGGACTTAATTTGTTCCATTCATCAATTGAAATTTTAGCTTTTTTAAGTGTTGCTTGTGTTTTATCGTTTACCGTCAAAGTTTTACCTTTAGGAACGTTATCCTCATAGGCTTTCAATCTTTTTTTAGCGTCGTCAATTTTTCCGGAAGCTAAGTCTTTCAAAATTAACTGTTGCTGTTTTGGTGTTAATTTGTCCCATTCACCAGACTTTTTTGTTGCTGAAATCAATTTACTGGAGGCTTTATCGTTAATGATCAACGATTGCTCTTTCAAACTAAGTCCATTCCAAGCCTTCGTTCCAGATACTGCATTAAGCATTGCTTTTTGAGAGTCATTGAAAGCACCGTTCATTTTACGCATCGCAGGTGTCATGGTGTCCCATGTCTTCATTGCGTCCATTTGAGCAGGCTTTAAAATACCATATTGTTTGGTAAACTCACCAACATCAATTCCAGCAGCTTTTAAAGTATCTGATAGCTTTTGATAAGTTTTTTTATAGTTATCAGAATCAACACTTGACCACGCACTTTTACCGAACTTATCAAACTTGTTGCTAATTTTATCTAATTGAGCGTTCCAATTAGTTACAAAAGGTTTCATTGAATCGGAGTTTTGCTTGAAAAAGTTGCTCCATACATCGTCCTTTGTACTCTGTCGAAGTTTTCCTTTCAAACCTTCATAGGCCGATTCAACTGTTTTTATTTGAGATTCATAATTACTTTTGAACGCTTTGCCATAAAGTTCATTAGTCTTTTGTAAAGATGACATTGTTTCTTTACTCAAATCGTTTCCAACATACATGTCATGCAATGCACTTTTTTGTTTTTTAGACAAACCTTGTATATTTTCCAGACCAATCCCAAGTAATTCTTTATAGTCACTACTGATTTGTTTAATCTCATCAGAACTAAAAGCTCGGTTTTCATCTCGGGCTTTTTGACCAATAGCCTTTATTCTATCAGCTACTGTTTTTGCTGAATCAATAGCATTTTGAGAATCTCTTACAATGCCCCACTTATCGCTTTGATCTTGTTTAATGGCTTCCTTACCAGCAGCAGATAAGTATGGATTATTCAATCTGTCTGTATCTTTGTTCGCTGCCGCCTGAGCTTTTTCTTTAGCTTTTTCAGCACCGGTTGCAGCGGCTTGTTGTAGTTTGTCAACTGCAGACTGAAAATCTTTAAGGTTAGAATCATTAATCTTTTGATTACCAATTTTAGCCACAGCTAATCTTGCGTTTTCTTCCGCCGAAACCAGATCATTAACTTGCTTACGTTGACCTGCCGTTACATCCCCACCGTAGGTGTCGTGCATTTGTTGCTTAACTTGTTCTAGCTTTTGTTTGTGGTCAATATATTTCTTTGCAAGCAATGCAAAACCAGCCGTTGCACCTACTAAAACAACTCCTAGTCCTGCAATTCCTAAAGCGCTTGTAGCTGTTGCAGTACCAAATAGTGTTGTTGCTTCACTTGCGCCAGTGACCGCTGTTTTAAGTCCGAGAGACTGTCCTACTACCCTAGCAATTGAACCTCCAAACTTTTCTATTGCTGGGGCAGCTGTTCCTGCACTCCGCAAACCCATGAATGCTTTTGACAACCCGACTGTTGCTGGAAGCAAAGAACCAAATGTTTTTAACACGGTTCCACCAACTATACCCAAGTTGCCTAACGCAATAGCTAACGGTGAAGCCACAGCACCAAACGCCACGAACCCTGCAACCATTTTCTTAGTTGATGGGCTTAATTTATCGAACTCTTTAAATAAATTGCCAGCCGTCTTCATAACATCAATCAACGTAGGTATAATGTCATTAGCAAACTCCATTGTCAGAGCTTGCCATTGTGCTTTGAAAATCTTAATTTGTGCGGCGGCACCCTTAATGTTAGATTTAGCTAATCCTTTTGTATAACCATCAGCAACGGCTTGACCAGCAGCATTAGATTCCTTCTCAATAGCTGAACGCCCATCTAATAAAGCCGTAGCGGCAGTAGTTGCGTATGCACCAAATATCTTTTTGATATACTCTTGACGTTGAACGTTACCCATATTCTTGGTAGCTTCGTCTATTTGGTCTATTATTTCAGGCAACTTTTTCATATTACCGTGGGCATCAGCAACACTAACACCTAGCTCTTTCAACGCTTCACTAGCCTGTGGTGTCTGTGAGGCCAAACGTTGGAATACCATACGCAAGTTATTACCAGCTTGTTCGGCATCAATACCTTTGTTAGCCATGTAACCAATCAATGAGGCAGACTCTTCAACGCTATAACCCACATTAGCTGCAACTGGTCCAAACTTAGCCATTGCGTCAGAAAGTCCTAAATAAGACGTTTTAGTATCGTTTGCAACTTTAGCTAAAGCATTCTGAACACGACTTGCATTTTCAGCATTTTTTGTTGCGTCATCAGTTTTTAAACCAAACTGCGACATAATTTCTGTCGTGCCGTCCATGATTTGACCGTAATCTTCACCAGTGGCCATAGCTGTTTGCATTGATGATGTAGCAATATCTAAGGCTGATTTTTGATCATATCCAGCACGGATAACTTCTTGCATACCATCAGAAATATCATTCTGTGATACACCCCATTGTTTTGATAGATTAGCAATTTCGCTGCGATAATCTTTCAAGAACGCATTCATACCACCAGCCGGCTTTTTATCAAGCATGTTGTATGTTTCACGCAAAGACTGATCTAATTTCGCCGAACCTTCCATTCCTTGTTTGAACATTGATAATAAACCAGCTGATGCAGTTTGACTAAAGAAACCAAATTGTTGTAAACTTTGGCCGCTCGTCACTAATTTACTACCCATGTTTTTAATATGATCAGCCGTCAGAGTTGTTCTTTGTCCCACATTGGTAATGTGTTTTCCTAAGGAACTATATTCAGTTTGATTGTTTTTAATAGCAGAAGCAGTCTGTGTCATAACTGTTTCTTGCTCTTTAATATCGCGTGCTAATTGTTGTGCGTACGTATCAGAATGTTTCTGTTCATTGCTGTATGCGTTGTAAGCACTTTTTAACGAACCTAAAATATGGTCTTGTGCCTGATATTGCTTATTGAGATTTCGTGTTTCAGCAATTAAACCTAACGCTTTTTCTCGATTAGCGGTGTATTGTAGTCCTTGCTTCTCAAATACTTCTGAATTAGCTTTAGTTATTTGAGATAAAATTTTATGCTCATTAGCTAATTCATGAATACCCGTCTTAGACTTTTCAAGTGCCAAATTTGAGTTCTTAATCTGAACATCAAACAATTTTACTTGTGATTCTGCTGTTTTAAGTTGGTTCCCTAAATTTTTGAGTTCGGCGACATTCTTTTCAGTCTTAGGCGTACCGATGTCATCCATTTTTGATTTTAATAATTTTACCTTATCAATCTGAATGTCATAGTTTTTATTTAAACCCTCAAGCTTAGCTTTATAAGCGCCTACCCAATCGCCGGACCGTGATAATGCAGAAAATTGAGCTTTCCATTCACGAGTATTCGAATTTATTTCAGAGTTCATTTGCCTTAAAGTACCGAAAAATTCGGCGGCATTAACTCTAACGTTAGCTACAATGTCTTCTCCTGCCATTAAATGATCCCCATTTCTGCTGCTTTATTACTATTAACGAAGTCTGCCATTGACATCACGCCGCCATTTGGGTTTTGCGCAGATGATTTGTTATTCATGTCTACGCTAAATGTTCTGATGAGGTCATCTAAGTCTTGGGACATCACTGTATTTACGTCCCAGCTATATCTTTCAACTGCATTTGCAGCTAACTCATCTAGCTTTTTTAGCGCATCATCTGCGCTTAGTCTTCCCCCGACTTTTTACCTGATTCACCTTGTTGTGAAAGAAATTCTTGCACATCTCGTACAAAATTAACGATGTCGAAGTAATCAATATTTTCAAAATAATCTTCTGGTTGTTCGAGCAATTCTGATGCGCGTTTTACATAAAGCGCCATCATATTGAGTTCTAGTTCGGTAACATCAGATTCCTTATAACCTTCTGCAAAGGGATCCATAATCACATTTTCTTGTAAAACAGTTACCTGTTTAATGAATTGAATTGACTCACGAGAGATTGCCAATGTACGAGTAATTGTCTTTTGCTTAGAACCTAATTTAAATGTTTTTTTCATGATTTCCTCCAAATATTATATGTTCTTTTAAACCACATATAGATTGGAGGATCCTATATGTAGCTTAAAAGAACACACAATGTGTGCCTGTTGTTTATACTTCAGTCCGAGCGCTTACCCTAAACTCGGCGTTCCTGCACCTTCGAGACTTGTCAAAACCTGTTTTCCAAACAGTGCGGTTTGGAATTGTGTTTCAGTAGTCTTCTTCTGTTCTGAACCTTGAATGAAAATATCACCATCTTTACGGTTCATTCCACGCCAAGTTAATTGATCAGTAGACGTGACTGTGTTGTCACTATTTGTTTGTGGGTTGACATCACCACGAGCAAATTGAACGCGTGGCAATCCTAACCAAGCAGCCTTACCGTCTTTGTCGTGTGACAATACGTACATTGCGTAATACGGTGCAATTGTCTGGTTGCCATGATGAGCAATACCCTGACTATCTGTCCTATACCCCAAAACCTCATTCAATTTATCAAATGGGAAGTCTAATAGGTTAAATGATCCAGAAACTTGACCGTTACCAGAACCGACAACCAAATAAGCTGAATCTCCACCATACTTTGTTGTTTGTGTTGCAGAAAGGTTTTGAATGTTGACCTGTGTTGGACCACCATTAGAACCATTCAATAAAATGTACTTACTTTTATCTAAATCAGAATCGATTGCTCGCGTCGTATAAGGAACAAGCAAAACTGCGTGTAAACCTGTTAATAGCATTTGTTATTCTCCTTTAAATTTAGTTCTGCGATATTGCAGAACGCTCTTATTTTGTGTTGTTTCTTCATCGACTTCTGGACCGTCATAAGAAAAGCCATAGAATCCAATAGATTCCATAGCTTCGTTCAATGCCCATTCAAAATCTTCAAAAGAAGTGTTTGGTTTGTACCATATTTTTAATTCAATCTCTTGCTCTCTAGCGCGAGAATGATTACCCCCGAAACCGGTAAAACCATTTGATAAACCTGTGATTAAAATAGTTGTCATATCAGTTTTATCAATGTATTTCTGCGGTATTCTCCCCACAAATGCCATCTTTTCCCATTGCGAGAGTGTTTTATCGTTGTCAAGAGAAGTCTTTATTTCAACTAAGTAATTCATGATTTCTCCTTTATCAACGACAAAAATCCTTGTTTTAAGACTTTCATAGCTTCTGGTTTTGCCTTACGTCTACCACTCTCTACGAAGTGATAACCACCAAAGTATTTACCACCAGAGTTTAAAACTTTCATCTTATAACGATAGTTTCTAATGGTTCTTTGTTTACCATTTACATTTATGACGACACGTCCATGACGATTATCCATGACAAAATGACCGTCATCAACGAAGCGGTAATAATACCCAGCTTTTGAATAACCAACCGCAGTTGAACCATTACTACTTTCTCTATCAACAATTACCAAATCTTCTTTAAGACCACCATCAGCACTATGCGTCTTGGCTAGTGAATACAAATCTTGGTTAATTTGTTCCTTGATAACTTTCGCTGCTGGTTTGGTTACTTTTTCTTGAATTTCTGATGGCTTGATATTTGTGAGTCTTAAAATTTTTTCTTCTAGGGCATGCGTGTCCATTTCAAAATCAAAATCCAGCATACTACTACCCCGGCAATCTATATGTTTGTTCAACACCGTTACCGTACAGCAATTGAACTAAATCATAATCTCTTGCATTGGTTGGATCATTTGTTGGCATATACTGGTTAACCACATATTGCTTACCGTTTAATCTCGCAAGCATATTGTAATCAACTTTTCCAACTTCTCGAATTGCAAAAATTAACTTTTCAACAGCATTGGGACCTGTGTTAGCAATGTCTTCATGATACTTAATCATATATGGCGCACCATAGGCTTTAAATGATGGAATAAATTCATCTCTAGCAATACCATCATCTCCAGTAACCTCACCAGCCGTTCCAAATTCAATCAGCGTATTGTAACGATACAGTTCAACGAATTTATTCAGTCTTGCCATTATTAGCCTCCCAAATTTGATACTGCGCCTTTAAATGAAGCACTGCGCTTTGCATACCATACTTAGTGTCAAATAAATCAACATCAGATGAACTGGCTCTGTTGAGAAAATTGTTTGTTGATTGTTGTAATACCGCCAGTTTAAATGATTGATTTCCTTCGAAAAACTCATCCTTTGTACCGACCATGCTTTTAACATTATCAATTGATGCGTCAATGATTAGTTTAAGCATTTCATCATCTTCATCACCAGCAATTCGGAGGCTGGACTTTAGTAAAGGTAAAATTTCATCACTATTCATTTAACCTCCTTATCTAATGGGCTTCTCACCCCATTCGAGCTTTACGTGCTGTACGATTGCGTTATTTAATTAAATCTAATAACTCTTGTTTCTTAGTCAAACCATCAGATTTAATTTCATGTTCATCCAAGTAAGCCTGTATTTCAGCAACTGTATTCTTATCGGTTGGCTTGTCATCAATTTTTACAACCAAAGCACCATCGTGGAACTTATGAACGCTACCTAGCAACTCGGCTAAACGTTCGTCAGAAACTTCATCTGCTGGATAATCATTTCCTTTACGATAAACAACCTCTGTTAGTCTATCTGTAAAGTCTTGTTCTACCATATATTTAATCATGTTTAATCACGCTTACCCTAATGATGGCAAAGAACCCTTTGCATCAGCAATACGGAATGCAGCCGCCAACTTAACTTGTGCATCAACCCACGTTGTGGCAACGAATGATACAATACCCGTCTTGATGTCCTTGTCTTGCTCGAATTGCGCAGTCGTAGGATCGTAGTTGACGTGGTATTGTGAGAAGTCACCGATAACTGGCTTTACTGCCTTAGCCGTCAAGTGAACTGGAATACCAAACACTTGTTCAGGTGTTTGTGAGTAGAATGAGTTGTTACCGTTAGCCAATTTAGTTTGGATAGTAAACCAATCCTTACGTGACATGAAGATTGAAAGGTTGTCAGCATATTCATCTTCAAAGTCTGCAATAGCAGCAACGATAGCTTCATACTGGTCCGCACCAGTGATTTTTTTAATAGCATTTACTGAATTATACAGTGACATGTGTTCTTCACCAGTTACAGGTGTTGTAGCAAATGCACGATTAGCTTCCAACTTCAACAAACCGTCTTGCAAACGTGAGTAAACGAATTGTGTCAAAGCTAAGTTAGTACCTGCCAAAACAGTTTCTGACAAACCAACGAATACCTTTGACTTTACACGTCCAAACTTAACGTCTGAACCCTTTAATGTAATTTCCTTAGCTGTGTCACCATCAGCAATACCGTTAAATGCGGTACCGAAAGTGATGTCAATACGTGGGATTTCCAAGTTGACAATTGCTGAATGAGCTGCTGCATCAACCAATGGATTTGGTGCCAATGGTGCTGAAATGAAGTCAGTTGATACGTTTGTAGGCAATGCCCATGCACCGTTTGTATCACCACCGCTTGGTGCGACAGGTGCAGTTGTAGGTGCTAGAACAGCGTTTTTAAAGTCATCTAACTTAGCGATACGGTTATTTGAAACCACACCACGAACCATGTCTGCGAAACCGTCAACTGCTTTTTCACGCTTAGATGGTTTATTTTCTGTTTCAGAAATATTGCGTTCACGTAGTGAGGCTTCCTTTGCCTTAACTTCTTTGTTTAAAGCATCATATTTTTGCTTCATGGTGTCGCGTGCCGTTTCAGCAACTTTGATCTCATCTGTCGTAGATTCAATTTTGTTCAAAACGTTCAAGTATTCTTCTTGACGTTGTGCAGCAATTTGTCCGTATTCACGGGCGGCTGCCTGCATTTCAATAAGTGTTTTAGCCATTTTATTATTCTCCTATTTCGTCTTTTAATAGCTTCAGTGTTTGTTTTTCACGCTCAATCAAATCGAGACGATCTTGTGATAACGTCTTCTTTTCAACACGCGCCAAAACATTTTTAGGGACATTAGAAAAGCGCCCCAAAATTTCTTTTGGAACGCTGTTCATTACTGCTTCTTTTTTATCTAATTTTGTTGCCCAACCTTGTTCAACAGCTTCTTCTGCTGATAGCCAAGTTTCGTCGTTCATGATATTTCTGATGTCATCTGATGAAATACCAGTTCGTTCACTATAAATGTCAACGATACTATCACCGGTTTTTTCTAGCGTATCAGCAGTTTTACGCATTTCTTCAGCGTTACCTTGTGATAGTGTCCACGGCATGTGAACCATTATCATGGACCCAGAACGCATTGTAATGGTATCGCCAGCCATTGCAATTACCGAAGCAATTGAAGCAGCTAAACCTTCAATATAAACATTGACAGTTGCCTTATGCGATTTGAGCATATTGTAAATTGCAATACCGTCAAATACAGAACCGCCACCAGAATTGATTGATAGATTAATTGTTGATACGTCTCCCAATTCTTTAAGCGCATCTCTGAAACTGGTTGCTGACGTCTCTTCGTCAAACCATTTTTCACTAACAATGTCTCCAAAAATATCAATCTGTGCAACATTATTCGTCGCTTTCATTTGGAAGTAATTTGTCATCCGTACTACCTCCTTTCCCATTTATTGTTGCCCGATTCTCATCGGTATCTGTCATGATATACAAGTCACCAGACACACGTAACAAATCTGAACCAGCTTGAGTTGATACAGGCAAACCCTCCATTTTTTGAGCTGCTTGTGGTGTAATAACACCGTTACGAATCATGATGTTATAGTATTGCGCTCGTGTTGCCGTATCACCTCTAGCCAGTTTATTCATATCGAACATGACATGCACGTCTGTATCACGTTGAGAACGAGTAAATAATTTAGCATTCAATTCACTCTCATATTGGGCTACTGTTGGTCCCAAATTAATTTGAATGAACTGTTGCATTAATTGTTCGTTTGATTTGTAACTACCACCATCACTAACGTTTAAGAATGTTAGTGGTACGTTAAATGCGTTCGCAATACGTCGATTAGTAATTTCATCATTTTTCTCAATATCTGTCTGTGCTAATTTTCGCTCAACGTTGCTGATTTCAAGTCCTTGCTCGTTGAACAGTACGCCACCACGAGCTAACGCTCTAACATTATTAACAATGACATCACGCTCTTCTTTGCTGTAATTACCAGACATATTAACAATCAGACCGTCACGTTTTCGCAATTCGCTAACATTGAAATCTCTGAAACTGTTATCCTGTGCGATAGCGCCAGTCAATGTTTCTAACGGACTGATTCCCCACAGTTTTGAACTGCGTGCAATATGTTTGAAGTGAAGCATATTATAAGAGCTAACCCAAACTGGTGTATTAACTGGAATGATTGATTTTATTGTTGGCTTGACTTCATACCACAGATTATTATTTTCATCTAATCCCGGTGAAACCCATTCTGCTGGGATATTCCATAAATACTTAGGCTGACCAAACTCATCTGGTTCAATAAGAGCAAATGAATTGCCATAGACATTTCTATCTGTCTCCAACCTAGCCCAAAAATCAAATGATGAAACAGTTGGGTTCGGTTTGAATGATAAAATTTCTTGAATATCACCAGATGACGAATCTTGATTATCTGTCATGACATTGACCGGTAAACTAGCAAACGTGTTTGATAACCTTGATATAACTCCGAAAATCGTTTCGTTGTTTTCTAATGTATCGTGACCACTGTTTTCTCCAGTATTCCAATACAACTGATCTAATAGGTAATTTATTCTTTGTCCTTGTTGCGCATTGAGATCACCTACGAGAGATTTACCGAATCGTAGTTTTAAATTTTCAAATACACCCACGTATGTGATTCCTCCTTTCTCGAATGCACGAAAAAAGACCCACAAGCGTACTCGCCTATGCGTCTTACCGAAATAACTTATACTACAATATTAACACCAAAACACCCCTGAAAAGTCTCACAAATAGTATCACAAATAGTATCACAAAAGTATCACGACCGAAAATTGATTTATATGAGCGGGATTACGTGCTGTTTACCCACAGTTATGCCCCTTTATCACGTCTATATACGCATTTTAAATCAGTTTGAGTATATTTACATACACAACAGAATAAAACGCCTTAAATCGCAATATATGAAACCCAATTAAATTTCACAAGCCTATTTTTTCTTTAGGGTGCTATTATGAGCTAGAAAAAAAGTTTTTATTTTTTCTATATAGGTGTCTTATATAGTTACTATATATTATTA